TCTTTTTACATTGTTTGCAAGTTATTTCTACCATTTTATCTTTTCATTTTTGCGATTGTATCTTCAATCTCTCCTTCTCGGATTCTTTTGTTATTGATTGCCTCGTCCATATCCATTATATCTTGGATGTCCCTTACTTGACATTTTTTGAACTCTTCTGGCCCAATGCCTTTCTCCCAAAACTTATGTTTAAGCCATAGCAACATTTCAGCTTTTCCCTCGATTTGGAATCCCTGTTTGCTTGCTGTTTGGATCTTAAAAATCAGTTTTTTTTTACATCAACATTCGAGTTATCGATTCCACTAATTTTGATAATTATCTTATCAAAAGTTCCTGGCTTCAATTTTGAGAGTAGTTCCCATTTGTCTTTATCGTTTAAATCTTTCCAAACTTTATTTATCCCAGTTATCTTCTGAATCATTTCTTGATCATAGGGTACTTCAACTAAGTTTCTTATTTTGCATTCATTTAACTTTGCTAAGTTCTGAACTGGTTTACTATCTACAACTTCGATGTACTCATTAATCCAAGCGTTTTCATCTCCGGCTGTTGTTGGTTTGTATTTAAACTTTCTTCCTTCTATCTCAAACTCTACGACTTCCTCGTTTACAAAATCTTCTTCAAATTCCATGTTTTACCTCCACTTAATAGTCTGTTAGTGCATCGTTTGCAACTATGGCGACTGATTTAATTGTTCCTACTAAGTCAACGTTTGTTATCCCGTCCAAATTGGTCGGACTCGTTGCTTGTTGTAAGTATAAATCTGTGAATGTGAATGTTATGTCATCTGCGGGGCCTGTTCCTCGAGTTAAAGCCAAAGTGTTTGTACTTGGTACAACTACCTGGTCATTCCAATCATCATAGTAGGTATCGTCCTTTTGATTTATATTAAATCTGCAAGTATACCTTCTTACTTTTGGAATTGGTTCTCCGATCTCCTGGTCAAGTGTTGAATTACAATATCTTGAATCTTCTTCGTCGATTCCATTGTCAATTGTTAATTCTCCCGAATTTACTTCAGTTATTTCACTTCCTGCATATGTTAATTTTGCCATTCTGAATTGAAATGCATCAGCTGTTTCAGCTGAGATTGTTGTTATACTTGTTCCGGCACTTGCCGATTTAGCCAAACATTCAGCTGTCACAGTTACTAATCCTTCAGTTGGACCTGTTCCGCTTGCGAAGTTTATTGTTAAATTTGTAATTATACATCCTGTCAAAGTGATCACGTGGTCTGTGGATCCTCGTTTTGCCCATTCTAATGTAAAAGATTTTACAACATCTGTTGCTGTGAAAGTATGTACTGTTGGTGCTGTACTTGTATTCGATACAGTTCCATGCGCACAATATCTCAAAAACTTCCAATTTACTGGTGCAAACTCTAAACTAAATTTATAAGTTTTTGGTCCCTTTTCCATTGAATCAATATCTCGACTATCAGCTCCTGCATTTAATATCTCTTGCCAATTAGGAGAAAAGTCTGGAGTTATCTTCGTGTTCTTCCCTACAATATAACCATCGGCACTCATCGTACTTGTTCCCAAAGTTGCCCATGTATCTTCTTCACACATTGCGATTTGTTCTCTCTTTCCAATCATATATTCTGTCATTATTTTTTAACCTCCATGATTTAATTACTCTCCGACACGTTAATGCCTTTTAGTTCTACTTCAACTATCGAATGAAAACACTCCAACTCTGTGCTGAATCCCATGTCTCTTGGTATACCTATTGGGGTGTAATTATATAATTCTGGGTGCAAGTCATTTTCGTATGATCTAAAAGCTGCCATCACTTGATGTGCAAAATATTCAGCGAGCTTATCTCCTTCGTACTTTACTCCACTAATTGTTTGAGGTTGATTTTCTTTGGTCCAGATATCAATTTGAAAATGGATCGCGCTTTCTATGTCTGAATTATATTGGCCTAATCTTCCACCTGTTCCGCCTACCACCAACACATTTAATCTTGGAAATGCTGTTTTGCTTAAAGAAACCTTTGCCTTGTCCGGGTATATCCAATTTGAAGTTCCCCGTTTGTAAGTAATATCCACATTGTCTGTTCCACTTGTGGTGTTTGAATAAAAAATAACCTTTTGATTTTGCCAATCAATCCAATAATGTTTATATTTTACTTGAGCAGTTCCTCCAACTGTCACAGAAGTAATGCAGGACATTGTTCCTGCTGTTGGTGTTAATTGAAAATCTGTACTTCCTCCATCAAATTCTTCAGTTTGTGAAGTTTCTGCTCTACTACGTGGGTCTGTTAATCTATGTCTGAGAAAATCTACTACTACATTTTTTGGGCTTATGAATACCATCTTTGGTTTTTGTCCTCCCTCTTGGGATATTTAGGATTCCAATGCGCTGACATTGTGCCGACATCATCACTGCCGCAACCCTAACAGTTCAAACCCTTTTAATTATTTAAATCTATTTGCCTTTTTTCATAACTTGATTAAAATAACGTGGGACCCATATTTGTTTAACTTGATCTAACGCAGGACGCATGAATGGCTGGGCTTCCTGTCCTGGATGCATTACACTCTTTCCAAAAATTAACCCTTTCTTTTCATTTGCCAAAACTTTTTTATTTTTTACTTTGATTACATGTGGATCCACACCATATTCGATTGCCTCTGCATATTCAACATTATTATATAATAAATATTTATTATATCCGATTGTTGTTGGGGCTATTTTTATATTCCAACTTAATAATCCTGTATCTACAGGACAATTGATTACTGCCAGTTCTTGCATTTTAATCATACTCCGAAAAAGTACCTTTTTTAATTGGTCAATAGCAAGATTCTTGTCTACTTTTGCTGTTATATTAAAGTTTATGTTCATTGTGAGTTGCCCGTAGGCTTGTTTTAAGGGGTCCTGAGTGTATTCTCTTTACTTTTGTGGCTTATTCCTTGTCTAAGTCTATTTTCTTCAAAACACACGATTTAAATATCTCTTTTGATTGGGCTTTTCTCTTCCCAATAATCTGTTCGATTCTCCACCAAGTTCCACTTTTGTCTTTTATCATATCTCCCACTTGAACTTCTAGATCTCCGTTTCCTGTTATTGCATCCAAGTATTTCCAATAAAAAAAGGCCTTGACATTTCCCGGGATTGCTAGACCCATCTCTTGAATCTGTCTGTCTTTTTTGGTGATATCTTGCATTATAAATTGCACTGTCCAACCTGTTGGTTCTAATGCTTTCACATCTCCCATAGATCCATTATTCTCTGCTTGCCGGATTAAAGTTCCTTGTTGCCCATGCGTTTGAATTATTCCCTGGAAGTCATTTCTAATTGTTGTTAAGCTCATTGATTTAGGTCCACCTTTTTAATTATCACACTCTTGAAGATTTCTGATCCATCCATCTCATGCTCAGCAGTTATCTCTTCAACTCTCCAATTAATATCCTCATCGTCTTTTATTAAATCTCCCACTTGTGGAACCAACACTCCGTTTCCTGTTATTGAGTCCGGGTAAGAGTGAAACATAAAGACTCGTTCTGTTCCTGGGATTGCCACTCCCATATCTCTGATTTGACGATCGCTTCTTAAAATGTCCTGGGCCGCCATATAAATTGTGTACTCTTCTTCTGAGACTGCTGTGACTCCTCCCATTTCGTCGATTGATCCTGTTTGTCTGATTAAGGTTGCGATTATTCCTTGTTCTTGGATAATTGATTGAACGTCTGTTCTGACTCCATCTGATGTCATCCAGTTGGTTATCATCTTAATAAATTTGTCTGATATGCTTAAACTTTCACTATAAATTCTTAAAAAATCAACTATTCTATCAAAATCATCCACTAATCCCAAACTTTCTAATAAAATTTGAACTTTAACTTTTATAACTTCTTTCCAATCAGTTAAATTCATTGATTCAGAAAATATCTTTTGATTTTCTTTTTCAATAGTTTCACTAAAACTAAATTCTTGAGAAAAATCCCTTTGAATTTCTTTATTAATTAATCCATTTATATTTGTAGATTCATTAAAAATTCTTATAATATTTCTTGCATCTCCATCAGATAAAAGTATATTTTCTATTAGATTTTTACCTGGTTTGATTGTTCTTGTCTCACTTAATAAAACATTCTCGGTCATTAATCTCATTAATGATTTTGTTAAGGTCTCATTTAGATTTCCTTGTTCAGACAAGTCCCTTTCAATGGATTTTAAAAATTCTTCAGTTAATCCATAATTTTCTGAAAGGATTACATAAATAAAAATATCTGTCAAAACTTCATCTGTCAAATTTAAATCTTCGGATATAAGTTTGATTATCTCTTTTGTTTTTTCATCTGTCAAATCTAAAGATTCAGCATACTCTCTCATCAAACTCCAAGCTTTTGAATACTCATCTGATGCTGAAATTTCTTCTAGAATAGATCTTTGAATTGCATTTGTTTTTATATCTACTAAGGAGATGTTTTCTGTTTTCTCTCTATCGATATTCCAAACCCTTTCATAACTTGGAGAAAAATTAAAACTATTTGAAAGGATTCTATAAAATTGTTTACTATCCCCATCAGATAAAATAATATTTTCATTAAGACTTCTACCTATTTCTTTATTAATTTCTTCTGAAAAACTTAAACTTTCATTATAGATTCTTATTACTTCTCTTAACCTTTCTAATGTGTCCGAGAGGTTTATTATTTCTCCTGGATAATCAAATATTGATCTTAATTCTAATTTTGGAACTTCAAACTCAAACTCTTCCAAAATATTCCTATTAATTTCTTTTAATTGAATCTCTGTTAAATTAATTTGTTCTGTCTTTTTTCTTTCTAAATTCCAGACTCTTTCATAAACTTCGGATAAATAAAAACTATTTGAAAGGATTTTAATAAATTCTTTAAAATCTCCGTCGGATAAAGTTGTGCTCTCACTAAATATTCTTTCTAAAACTTTTGTAATTTCTTCAGATAAAGCAATGTTTTCACTAAATATTTTTCCAAACAATTTATTTAATTCCTCGGATAAAGAAAGATTCTCATTAAAAGTTCTTTCTAATAATTTATTTAATTCCTCTGAAAAACTAAGACTTTCCGAAATAGATCTGCCCATCTCTTTTGTCTTTTCATCTGTTAAATTAATTTGTTCTGTTTTGTCTCGATTAAGATTCCACAATTTTTGATAATCTGGAGAAAGATTAATATTTTCTAAAATTAATCTCTCAATTTCTTTTAATTTAATATCTGTTAATCCAATTTGTTCTGTTTTGTCTCGATTAAGATTCCACAATTTTTGATAATCTGGAGAAAGATTAAAGCTATCTGAAAGAGTTCTGATAAATTGTTTAAAGTCTCCATCATTCAAAGTAAGGTTTTCACTTATGGATCTTAATATTTCTTTTGTTTTTTCATCTGATAAAGTTGTATTCTCACTAAGAAGTTTCTCAATTGTTTTAATAATTTCATCTGATAAAGTTGTATTTTCACTCAAACTTTTTACTAGTAATTTACTAGTTTCATCGGAAAAATTGAAGCCCTCAGTAAATTCTTTAAATAAAATTTTTAATATTTCTAAATCTTCAGATAGATTAATTGTTTCTCCTGGGTGAGTTATTGTCTGAGTTAATTTTATTTGTGGTTCTCTAAACTCAAAATCTTCTGAGATAAGTCGATCAATCTCTTTTAATTTAATGTCTACCAATCCGAATTGTTCAGTTTTTATTCTATTGACTCCCCATGCCTTTTCGTAATCTGGGGAAAAACTGAAACTATTTGAAAGTGTTTTATAAAATTGTTTGGAGTCTCCATCTGAAAAATTAAGATCTTCAGCTATTGCCCTATTGGTATTTTTTCCTACCCATGCAACTGATGAAAATTCTTCAGAACATGTTTGATAATAATCTGTTGCTGTTGAGAATGGATATGTAAAACCATCTCCGCTGTTGTACAATTCTGCGACTTCTCCTGTTGCTGTATTACCAACTGCCACCCCTCCATCTGTTAAAGCTCTTGACCAAATTCCAGCTTCATCTATATCCCCTTCAAAAAAGGCATAAAAACCATTCCTATCAACAACACCAATAGAAAAAGTATCTAATCCTGCTGTATTATCATCTATCCAACTATTAGCACTTCCAACAGCAACACTGGTTGATTGACGAATACCATTAATATAGAATTTATTTGTTGTTCCGTCGTGTGTCATAATTATATGATACCAATTATTAGCTGTCATAGTAGTAGTCCCTGTATTTTCAACACCAATCCAAGCTGCTCCATAATTAGCATAAGAAATATGTCCATCTGCAACTGCTATATACCAAAAAGGAGTTCCAGCAGAAGAATCATCTCCAACACCCCAAATAACATGAGCACCAGAAACAGTAGTAGGATAAATCCAAGCAGAAAGACTACCTTGTGTAGAAGTTAAGAATGATGTATCTGATAAAGAAATATAATCATTTGTTGTGAATCCAATAGAAGTTCCAATCTTTCCAGTTTGTGAATATAAAGCACCGTTATAAGTACCCGTATTACTTCCTACCTCATCAGTAATATTCCCACTACCTTCATCTAATTTCCAATAATAAGATAAGTTAGTTGTCAAAGCCATTATCCAAAATTGACTTCAAAGACCTTAGTCACAATCCCTTGAAGTTCCCTCCCAAAAAGGTCTATCATTGAAAATGATTCAGAGAATGTTTCAGTATAATCATTGGCTATTGGTCTATATCCATCTCCGCTGTTGTACAAACTTGTAACCTCTGCTTGAGTTATTGCTCGCGACCAAATTCCTATCTCATCAATTTCTCCATCCCAGGGTGCATAATCTCCATTTCTATCCACTGCACCTATTGCAAATGTGTCTGTCCCAGTTACATCTCCAAACCAGTATCCCGCACTTCCAGTAACTAATGTTAAAGCTCCTTGATCAGTTCCATTCAAATAAACTTTATTTGTACTACCATCATTTGTCCAAACTACATGATACCAAGTGTTTGTTGCGGTGATAACATTTCCTGTTGCTTCCACATTATTAGTTCCGGTGTGACCACTTAACATTATCTCTTGGTTATTAATTGCTAAAAAGAAATAAGGGTACCCCGAAGAAGTTGTATCTCCTGCTGCCATTAAAACTTTCTGTACTGAAATCGTATTCGTGTTTAACCATAAACTAACACTTCCAGATGTCTGGTCCTTCAAAGTGTCTGAACCATCTGCGATTGAAACATAATCATTTGTTCCGTCAAATCCCAAAGAGGTACCTATTTTTCCGGTCTGAGAATATAATGCTCCATTATAAGTTCCAGTATAACTTGCAACCGAATCTGCTATTGATCCAGAACTCTCATCAAATCTCCAGTAGGCAAGTAAGTTGTCTGCGATTGCCATTATTCCTCCATCAAGGACATAATTTTATTTTTCTTTTCTTCTGATCCTTCAAAGTGTCCTGGATGGATATCCTCTGCTCCAAATGACACTGAACAGAAAACTTTTGCCCCTGGCTTTTTTAAACTTCTAATTAATTCAATAGTCTCATCAAACTTCTCATCTGGGATATGCTCTAAAACATCGAAACACATTATAACATCAAACTTATTTTTAAATCCTGGGTGAATTGGCATTGGGATTCTTTTAATTTTTTGCCTTCGTTTTGTGAATCTAAAACTCATAAAATCATTTGCATTTTTGCTTGGATCACAAGCTGACACAATATATTTTTCTTTTGCTAACATATAAGACATTTGCCCGGCCCCACATCCGAAGTCCAGTATCTCTGTTGCTCTATCTGGGAAATCCGTTTTAATTTCATTCAATAATTTTTTATCAAAGTTTCTTCTTCCCTTAAAATGCCATTCTAAGTGGTCATAAATTTCATAATGGTTCTCCTGGTAATACTTAAAATTCTCTTTTGGATCCTTCATATCATATTTCTTCATTTCTTCAGCCCTTAGTTCGAACTTATGCAAGAAGTTGCTCATGATCTCTTCTTTCGTCAATTTTTCAAACTCCATCATATCCTCTACCATTTCATTTCTGTCAATTTTATCTTCTTTTAAATTTTGTTTATATGGTTCAAAATGTTCAGGCCCCACTTCGATTCCATAATGAGTACAAACTACTCCTGTGTTCAAATAAACTTTACTTCCGTTCTTAATCGCTTCATCACAAAAATATAAATCCTCTGCTATTTGATAGTCCACACCATCGTGTTTTCTCCATTCTAATTTGAAATAAGGAAATTCCATATTTTTAAAAACAGAAGTTTTAATCAGGCAACAGCCCATCCCTACCCCTTGAACTTCCATTATATCATTATAATCAAAATCCTCGAGATAAAAATGTCTTTCGCCTTCTGCCAGTCTTACAACTGGTAAATAGGGTTTCCCCTTTGAGAAATATAACCCGGATGCAATATCTACATCCATCGCTAACAATGCGTTTAATGCACCATTAGGAATTAAGGTATCGGAATCAATAAAAAAAACATAATCACAATTATCTTTGAGTGCCATTTTTACGAGATCATTCCTCGCTTTATCCACGATCGTTGATGCCTTCATATAAATTTGTACGTCGTACTTTTCCTGGGTTTGAAACTCGTGAAGTCTATTGACAAAGTTTACGAAAAAACTCGCCGGAACTACATTATATAAAGGCACGCAAATGCCAATTTTCATCTTAGTTCTTATGCAACTGTAACCTTCCAAGTTATCTGTAGAGTATCTCCATCTGCAACATTAATTGCGCTGAATGTTTGTCTACATAACATTGTTCCTGCACTTGAAGCATTTAAGACCGCGGATTCTGTTACTGCTACACTTCCTGAGCACGAAAAACTCTTTAAGATTTGACATGTATCATCTGTCACGTTCACTGTTACCAATGTTCCTGTTCCAGCTGCTCGTGCCAAACCGCTTTCTGTTTCCTCTGTCTCAAGTGTTGTATCTGTAGCTGTAGCTGCAGTTGTTCCTGTTCCAACAGCGATATAATCAAAAGCTGTGTAAGAAGCACTTGTATCACTACAAAATAAACCTGCTACTTCTTTAAATCCTAGATTCATTAATGCGTTTGGTGTTTCTACTGTTTCAATAAGTCCACCTTTTGCATCAAAACGATCTATCTTAATAAATCCTTTCAAATTTGCTCCTTGTTCTGTTATTTTTTGTTCCATTATTTTACCTCCCTGAATTTAATTCGAGTTTGCTTTTATGACTTTTGCATCACATGAGTCTGAGAGACCCATCTTCTCATCTGATTTCTCTTTGTCCTTCTCCTTTTTAGCCATCATCTCTTTGGCCTCAGACAAATGAAGCAGTCTATGAAATACCTTAAATAAATCAAGCATCTTTTTAGGATCATCTAATATCTTCAGTATTTCTTTATCTTCCATCTTGCTCATCTTTTAATTTATTTATTTTGACTTGTTTGCCTTTTGCAGTTCTCTCGACGGACAAATCTTGTTTAATTTTACCTTCCCGGTCCTTTGCGATTATTTCTATTCCTGCCATATTATATTTTAGTCTCCATTATATTTAAAGTTATTTATCAAATTATGTAAGGACGAATCATGATCCTTGACATTAGATCATCCCTCTCTTTAATAAATTGATTTGCAGTTTCTCTCCACTGCGTATAAGGTTCTCCTTTCTGAATGCTTAACTCTCCAAGTGAATATCCTGTGTTCTCATCATAAGATTGCCCTATGATTCTCGCAACCAATGCAATGCTTGCAACCAAATTCATTATTTTTGTAAAATTAATATTTATCTGCAGTTTTGTGATCGTACTTCCTGATTCATGTGTCTGAACTAATTGATCTAAAATTAAAATCCCTGTATCTGTTGAGCTCACTTTTGCAGTTTCTCTGTGTCCATCCATTCCTAAAATCTCTACCCAGTCATTCTCCGCGAAGTCTGTTATGCTTGCTACGGCCACACTTACTGCTGTTCCCGCAACTTCTGCAGCTGAACTTGTTGTACTTGTGCTTGAATTTTCTACCGTCCCATAAAGATATTTAATCACTACAGAATTCTTTTTAGATATAAATGTTGAAGTGTCAGCCCCGGCTCCTAAAAAGATATAACCTGATTCTTTGTAAATTACTAAATTTGCAGGATCCTCGGTTGTTCCATCAATCTTTAATTCTCTAACATTCAATAATGGATTTTGATTTAATAAAAGTCTATTTGTTCCGTCTCCATCTAAAATCTCGATCTTCTCTGTTGGTGCAAAATGAGTATTAAAATATCTTGGGACCTGGGCTTCTATCTCTGCGATTGTTGCTCCAACATCTACATCGTTTATTTCATTGGATCCAATTCCACAAGTCCTTCGAACTGACTCCACTGAGATATAAGTTCCGTCATAATCTCCCATTATCTAAAGGCCACCCCTATAAGCCCACCAATTATTGCTGTTAAGATTGCAATCGTAACAGTCGCCCAAGTTGGAAGTCTGCCAGATTGATGATTAAATAACTTTGTTATGTTTGTATCTGTTTCATCAAAACGAGATCCAATTATATCGATTTTCTTAACCAAAAAATCCATATCTTTTTTTATCATTCTTCCAAATTCGCAGCCGTGATCGTTTAGTGTTTTAGGAGCCATATTTATACCTCTTTATAAGTGCTACACAAGCATCTTCCCTGAATGGAAGTGCGTTTTTATTGGAATTAAGCCTGATTTTTTTAATTAGTTCTTCTCTATCAGGGAATATCTTTGTGATATCATCGGCCGTTTTTTTACCGATGCCTCTAATTGAACATAATTCTTTGAAGAAGTCGTTTTGTACTGATTTTTGTGGTACCGAAATCTGTTTCGTCTCTACTTTCTTATTCCCGATTTGACCTTCGGTAGTTTTAATGGAGAATCCATAACTTAATCCCATCTCTGCTGATAAGTCTACGACTTCTCCTTTTCCTATTGTGGCCCAGTAGCAATTGCTTGGTTCTCCTATTCGAATCTTAACTGGCCCACCATTATT